CCCGTTCCCGCGTCATCTTCGCGTGCAACATAGATCGCATTCCCTTCAACGTAAGCCCGCCACACCTTCACGTTCGCACCCTGCGTCCCGTCTCCGTAGTCGATGGGACCGAGGCAGAATGCGAATTGATAGTCTACCGATACTGCATCTGGACGCCGCGTTAGTGAGGTGCCTTCAAGCAGCGGTAGCGCAGACTCGAATTCTTGTTGAAACTCGCGAACCTGCTCAGGGATGACAATTGGCCCTGGCGGTGGCGCATCTGGGTCAACCGGCTCCCCGCGTGGAGAAGGGATTATAACAGTAGGCGGTGCCTCAGGAGTATACAGCGTGTTGGTGAGGCAATGCATGGCTAGTACATTCGCTGTGAGTTGATAACTTCAAGCCCTGCATACGGGGAATCCCGTTCCTCCTTCGACTCCACCGGCACACTTGTGTTGATCTGCTTTGCTTGGAATTGGAAGAAACTCTGCGCGCGGATTGGATCACCGAGGTCAAGCAGCGCACGCGCAATCCCCCCGACAAGCACCAACTCATGCCATGTCTCAGGGATATCAATCCCGGTTTCCACGCCATCCTCGTCCAACGCTAAGTCTGCCAAGCGCGCATGGTACTTCAGGATCATCGTATACTCTGCGTCCGGCGTGGGCCAGATGCGAATCTTGCATCCCTCTCGGAGGTACTCTTGCGGGGGAGCCCACGCGAACTCGTCGCTGTCGTATATATCTTCGTAACGGCGCGCTGTCATGCGCTTTACGATATCATGCTCGTTTGTGTATGCTCGACGGACACTAAGATGGCGGATGGCATCGAAATCGGTAGGTAACCCGTAATCGCGCTCACCCGCCACAGTTAGGAAGCTGGCTGTTACTTCCGTCTCGCGGAATTGATATTTGTCAACTAGCTCAGCATATGACGTATTCAGATAGTCATCTACATCCTCTGCCGACAACTCATTCTCATCCAAATCACCGCACGCTAGGCGTAGTCGGCGCCGCATTTTCGTCAGTGTGAGCTTCACCTATACGCTCCGCGTAGGCACTTACGAAGGATTCGTTGCCAGGAACCATTATCGACACCTGCACATTCAGCCCCACGGGGGCATCAATCTCGGTGTTGTGTACGCAAGGCGCAAAAGCCGTGGTGTGTGGGAACGCGATACCAAGCACGGTATCTTCGACTCCAGCAAGCACCAACTTCCACACACCTGGCTTTAAGCGTACAACCGGACCACCTTTACTGTATTTGGGCCGTGCTCCAATAAGGAGTGCAAGCTTTTCCATGTATTCGAGTCTCCCAGTTATGTTAGGTCGGGTTCGTCCCGGCCCATCCACGCCACTTCACGAACCACACGAGGAATCGCGTGGACGCCTTGTATTTCGCAACATCCGTATCGAAGTCGAAGGTGTCATCGAACTCCGTCTTGCGGCGAATCACCATCTGCGCGTCGTTCTCTCGCGAGTTAACGAGGAAATACGACTTCGGATTCGCCTTGTAATGCGCCACAACCAGCTTCGGGCGGGGCAGCATCATACGCACGGCATTCTCTTGGTTGTTTGCCGTGAACGGCTCCAACTGAGAGTTGAAGATTTGCAGCGCGATGTGCATATCCGTGGTCGAGTTGCCCATGACGATGGTATCGGGCGTTGAACGCACAGGATCGCCGTTCTCATCCTTCATCTGCGCATGCAGGTCCATCAACCCAACGATGCCCGCCACGCTGAGCGCGGTATCAGCGGCCAGCCTGTTGCTGACGGTTGCCGGAGAGCCAATGAGCGTATGCGCGATGTGAACGAGCGGCAAGTTGTCGATGCCACGGAAATACGTCCCCGTGAATGCATCATCAAGCAACGCAGCAGCGCGATACTCATACGTCATGCGCGCAGCGTGCGCGAGCCAACGCGCAGCTTGGTTCGCCTTACCGTATTGATCATCTTCAACGGTGCGGCGCGTGATCATGAAGCCAAGTGCGAATTCCTTGTCAACCGCGATCACCTTCGGACCCATCTTCGGATCTTCGTAGATAATCGGCTCACCATCGCCACGCTCTAACAGGCGCCGAAGCCCTGTCATGATCGTTGCGTTGTGCTCCGGTGACGTCGAGTTGATGACGTTGAGGTATTGCGGATATTCAGGCGCATACTCGTCGTATGTGTCCATGAAATCCGTGCGTAGACCGGGGCGGAATAGCTCGTTGAATGCGCCCTGAACAATCATGTTAGCTAATCTCCTATGGGCGCGCGAGGAACGACTCTACGATTTTCACGAGGAAGAAGTTATCCTCAGTGATATCGGTGATATGCAACGACCTGACGGTGACTTCCGCCATGTCCATCACCCAATCGTTACCAACCTTCGCGACGCCATACTTCTCACCGATATGCGTGCGCAGCGGCAACACAGGATCAGTGCCACCATTCACGCCGCGAATCGAGAATTCCGTCATGCGATTCGCCTGGACGTAGCTAACCTCCTGCAACCGACCAGTCGCGAATACGACATTCGCGGAGTTCGTCACGCCATAGCCTCGCCCGCTCCCTGCATCCTGCATCGACACGCCGAGAATTGCCACTGGATCGGCGCCGCATTCCACCAACTCCCCATTCACATCATCAATGAGGAAGGCGTACTTCTTGAACGTCTGGCCGGTCGCATAAGCTGCCGAGATAACCATCGGCACATTTGTCCCGGCTTGACGCGCGAAGTTTACTGAACGGCCCATTTGTATTACTCCTGTCGGTTGAAACCTAGTGCCGCAGCAATGTCATCCCTGTTTGCCTCTGTTGCGCGTGATTCGCTGAATGTCGGGATATCCGACCCCAAGTTGGCGCTGGTAGTTTTACGGAAGTCTTTTTCCTCTCTAGAGGCTTTCGGGGCGTTCAGTTTAAGGAATTGTTCGTGACGTACCTCGTCGATAGCTTCTTTGTTCACCCGCTCGCAGACTACGAACACCACATCGCCCATGACCGCAGATTCCTTAGCGCCTTGGTGGATAGCGCGGCGGGGTGCGTATTCCGTGTCGAGCCAGAAGCCCAACATCTGCATGCGGTTGATTTCTAGCGGATCGTTGCGAATCCACTCTCCGTAGAGATGTGGGGGAAGCGGAACATTAAGCCGATCATCAACCAGTGAGCGAGATAGAACGGAAGCGTAGCGCGCTTTACGCTGCGCGCGTGTTTCTGGCGGCGCATTGTTCTGCGCCTGTTGCTGAGGCGATACGTTTTGTTGGCCACTGAGCACCGTTTCGCTGTTAGCTTCGGAGGGAGCTTCGTTGCGGAGGTTCGCGGGATCGGTAAGTGTGGCCGGTTTATCAGCACTCACGCGCTGCGTATCTGCAACTGGCTGGCGCTCGATACTCATTTCTGGGCACCCCCAGTGCGGCGTTGCTTGATCTTCGCGTAGACAGACTCTAGCTCACTTGGTGCCGCTTTCTGCATCTCGTCGAATTCCTCGGGGGTGATGTTGTTGGTGCGCATCATTCGTAGTTCATTCTCCGTATACTCGCGCTTTGGTGCAGCGTTGGCGAGTTGTGCGCGCGGCGCAGCGGGAGGGGATGAGCGAAGATGTGGGGGAGTCATATCGTTAGTTGGCGCCGGCGGCGTGTTGGGGACTAAGTGCAAATTGAGCTGCCCAGGTTGCGCTTGTGCAGGCTCCGATGGCCGAATGAGTCCCATCTGCTTCATTCCCAGTGTCGCAAAGAATGCAGCTTGCAGATTCGCGATGGTGGGCTCGGATTTGGCCATCATCTGATCGACGGCAGATTCAATCTCCGGCGTCAACTGCGAGCCGAATTGGGTTTGACGGAACTCTCCCTTGAGTCGATCATACTCCGACACCTGGCGCTGCTGCTGGATAAACTGGCCGAATGGTTGTAGCATCGGCTCCATCACGCGCTTTACCGTCTGCTCCATCGCTGCAACGGGATCATCGAAGTATTGCTGCTTCAACGCATCGCGGTCAACCGGCGGGGGAGTTTGCTGCTGTGCGGTAATCTCGCGGCGTAGGCGCTCGTTATCAGCACGCTCACGCTCCAGCATCAACTGGAATAACTGCGTAGTGTCGTTATTAGTAGGCTGGTTCTGCGGGGGCGTCTGCGGCGTCGGCGGCTGGGAATGCGAATCCTGCTGCTCTTGCTGCGTCGTCGAGTCTGTAACTGGCGTCCCCTCGTTCTGCGGCTGCTCGTCCTTCTCCATGCGCTAATTCCTCTCTCGTAAGTTTATATACCGAGTCTATTGCGTCTACACATAGGTCCACCCCTTTCGTATAGCCTCGATGCTCGAATGCCTCATCCCCCGTTTTGAAGTTAGCCAGTTGGCGGAGCGCCACCATTTGTAAGTTGTGGAATAAGCGAAGCAAGATCGGGAATCCTTCCGCCTTGCCCATTCGCCGGAGTTCCAGGAGTTCCAGTTGCGTTAGGTGCTGGCTGAGATCCATCTCCGACAGTCTCCTGTGGTCCGAGCACGATGCGCTCGATGTTACGCACATCAAACGTCTCAAGTAGCTGGCGCATAATCTCCGTGGCGCCAGTTAAGCCCTTCGAGAGTATCTCCTGCGCGAGCTTCTGATCCCCCGATAGCTGGGCGAGTTGCAACATCCCCGCGATATATTGCTGATACACGGGGGATATCTGAATCCAGTTCTGGCGATCAACAATCTTGTTCTCTTGCTGCCCCGCAGCGCGGATATCCAACACGGCGCGGCTACGAATCTCGCGAGGCGACAACTCTAGCACCTGCTCGACCAAATCCCCACCCTCCGCATGCTTCAACCAATCCGCATCGCGAACGCGGAACTGGTGGATGTTCGCTACGGCGTCGATGATCAACTCATTAGCGAAATTCTTAACATTACGGTAGATGAAGTCGAATTTCTTGTTTCCCTCTTGGATTCGAGCAAGATCGGAAGTAGCCGTTCCTGGTGTGCCAACTTGAGGCATGCCAAGTGTAACTTCATTAATGCCTGTACGCTGCTGCGAATATTGTAACGTCGCACTCTCGTTATTGTATGCACTAGGGTAAATCTCCCCCATCTGCACCGTTTCCATGTGGTCCATATCGTCAAGGAACCACATTTTGCCAGGGAAGATTGGCTCTTTTGGACCATATCCGGATAGTTTCGAAATCTTGATCATCCGAATATTCGCAAGCGTGGCGTTGTCCAAGCGTTGCCTATGCTGCGTAGTCACCTCGCGCATAAACTGCTCGTTCTGCTTCGCCACACCCAATCCAGTCCAACGATGCTCGATCGGGAAGTAAACCCCAGTGCGATAAGGTCTATGGAGGTCCTCGTACCAGTTATATCGGCAACTCATGATCGTGCGCGAGTCGCGATGATAGTGTACAACAACCTCTTTGTCGTCTACGGCACCTTCGTCAATGCGATTCCCAAACGGGTCTACAACCGGCTCGCCATCAACGTTGAACGAGAGCCAAATCTCATACCAGTGGATTGTACGCGGCCATGAAGGCTGCCGCTGCTCTAATTCCTCTTGCTGTTGCTGGAATTTATGTCCCTCACCGCCTAAATCATCGCGGGAAATCCATGTGCGGAGCTTATCCCAGGTGTCAGCGCGGAATAAGCCGCCGTTCACCAAGCCCATTACTTCAAACGGCGTTTTCTCATGCTCCTCACCGCACCAAGGCGAGGATTGCGGGTCTTTCGCGCCGAAAGGCATCACAAATCGCGTCAGCGGGACGCAATTCGAGTCCGCGGAGTTGCGCTGGACTACATCGAACTCTTGTTCGACCCCGTTGTAGTCTCGCACCGCCCGCCGCACGATGCGCTCATACCCCGTTTTCCCAACCATAGTGCCGAACTTTGTGTTTTCGAGCACGCAATTGTTGAGCGAGTCGTACATCTTCGCGTTTTCCTTCAACTCGCGGTCGATATGGCGCTCGTAGGGGCGTGCATGGTTCGTGT